GTGGCTATCAAAATTGCCCCAGGGATTTTGGCGAAGATTAGCCAGCCCGATCATGGAGGCATCACCCAACGCGAAGTTGAGCAGTGTTTTGAGAACCATGATGGGCGGCTCTGCTGGGACAACCGCCCGGAACACTTGGACCGGGAAGGGAACCCCTCTCCTTGGTTCGTAGCAGAGACGAACCACCGTCGCCTGCTGAAAATAATGTTCGTCCGAGATGGGAATGATGTGGAGCTGAAGTCGGCATATCCGGCCACCGCCACTGTCCATGAAATCTTTGAGAGACGTTCTAAGTGAAGTTCAGAAAGGAGAATGAAATGTCTACCTCCGCACGCAAGTACGAGAGCGGCCCGTGGGACCAGCTAGATGCTGACCTGGAAGCCAGTTGCGTGGATGCGCCAAAGGGCGAAGAAGAGGCAGTCAAGAGGGCCTTGGGCCTTCAGATGGTTTCGATCAGGCTGCAGCCTGAGCTGATCGAAGTTCTGAAAGAAATCGCCAGTTACCACGGCATTGGCTATCAGCCGATGATCCGAGACCTGCTGAATCGGTTTGCTACTTCCGAAATCAAGGACATCCTGAGTCAGCGCATCGCGGATGCGCAGCGCAAGGCGTCCGGAGAGGAAGAGACGGTTCCCGTTAGCCAGTTCCTTGATCGAGAGCGAAAGACTGCCTAACCAGCAAGAAGCTTTGAAAGGCCCCGCCTAACCAGCGGGGTTTTTTGTTGCCCGGAGGAACCCGCTACTTGAGGTATGCCAGCAGCTCGTCGTCCTCGTCGTAGCTGCGGATGCGGATTTCGCCGCCGTCTGGCGCATCCATGACAGTGGTCCCGTTGTCGAACACCATGGCCGACATAGAGCGCCCTGAGCCGGTCTGCTTGGTCAGCATGATCCCATCGGTTGCGGAGGGCAGGGT